GTTCAAATGTCTTCCTAATACTAATATCTACACTACGACGCATATGTCGAAAAGTCGTTCTCATAACGAATGTCTTACTAAATGGTTTGTCTGTCATATTATTATTTCACCAAACGGGTTTTGTCATACTATAGCTTTACTAAACGAGTTTTTTGTAACATTATAGCTTTACTAAACAAGTTTTTGTTATATTACCCTCATAGATGGGAGACTCCCCCGTTAAGGGGAGCCTCTCTTTATTTATTATACAGCAGCAATAGTAGCTGGGCCGTAGAAATCTGACTGAGCAGATAGCGTAACGGTTGCAGTTGTTGCGTCTGTTAGCTGTGGGTTAACAAGAATAGCTTCGATTTTACCAACGAAGTAGAATTCAGTGTTAGCAGCAGAGACTGTTGCAGCATTACGCTGGGTAGGAGTAAGTGATTCTTGGGTCATCATAACCCGGAAAAGTACTTGCTCACCAACAAGATCGTGAATGTCAAGCATATCGCTAGGAACATAGTTAACAGTGATCTCAAGAGATGGTGCGTCGGCCTGACCCTGTACCTGTGAAGAAGTCGCCTGACCATAAACAGGAACGTTAACGATGTTAGCAGGCGTACCTACTGAAGGGAATTCACGAATTGAAGGCATAGTAAGAACGTCTGTCCCAACTGTACCACCTTGGAATTCAGCAGCAAAAAGTGCAGCAGAAGTAAGTGAAGAAACACCGCCAGTGACAGTGCCAGTATAGACGTCGAGGTATGTATAAATACCTGCGCCTAGCGTAGAAATATGAGCCATTTGTTATTCTCCATATAGTCTAAATGTAATAAAATAGGATGCGCTATATAGCGACTGATTTATTGCGTCTAGCCCTTCCATGCTTATATAGGAAGTACCAAGCTCAGTTCCATGTGAAAATTTCTTATTTTCTAATAGAGAGTCAAGTATCTCTGATATTTGATAAATTCTCTTTTGGCCTTCTCCTGCTTTTACAAATATCTTAATAGCAATTAAACCCGATAATAGTTTATTGCCAGTATACTTGTATCTTTCACTGGAAGAAGGAAGAATATTTAGGCGACAGAACTCATTTGAATTAGAAATTGTGCCTTGGTAGTTATCAGGATAGATTGAAATATTTTGAGCAGTCCAATTACTAGATGCAAAAACTCCGTAGATATCATCTAATACATCAGTATACATTATTTCTCCCTTACAATTACAGCCTCAATAATATAGCCATTGTCAGTATAGTCAACAATGTTATAGTTAATAGAGTCTACAGTTAAGGTATCATATACAGACATATCTACACCAGACTTCATAATCGCTTCTAGAGTAAAGCCTTTACCTGAAGCTGTTTTCTGTGTAGTAATGATAACACGAATTGGAATCGATACTGTAGTACCTACAGTGGATTGTGTTGCAAAATCATAGTTAGTAACGGATTTAGAAGACAATGTTCCAACTTTAACTAGGTCTCCTACCGCCGAAAAAGCAGTTTCTACTGCTTGAGTCAATCTGGCAGATAAAGACATTAGTTAGCCCTCCACCATGAAGCGCCTACTCCTGAAGAACCCTTTTGAATTAATGGCCGAATAAATCTCATAGCCATACTGGTTTTAATTGGTACTCTAGTAACATCATTGTTTGAATCTGAAATGCTAATAGAACCAATAGAAATGCTTTCAAAAGTTTGCTTAGTTAGAGTAAGAAGGTCTTCATTGTCAATAAGATGAAGGGCCTGCTCATAAACAGCATTTTTAACTCTATTCGGAACCTCGTCCTCGGGAACAGTTACCTGAAGACCAAGTTTGTCATCAGCATAAATAGCGTTCTTGCGAGGCCAAGCTAGAGCCTGAGAAGGACTAACGGCATAACCAATCCATTTCTGATCATCGATTAAGGAAGTAGCAGTAATTAATGCCTGCTCCTTTATTTCGTCTGATGCAGTAAACCAGTTAGCACTGTCAATTCTGTTTTCCATATAGGTGTCAGCATCACTGACAGTTACATAACTATTTGTATTTAGAACTAGTGCCATTAGCCCCTCCTAGATATTAGGCGTGGAATACAGGGAGAATACCGAGGTTTAGGCTATCCATCTTACGTGCCCAGCTTCCAGATGCTGCGAAGTTAGCATTGGTAGCGAAAGCATTGGTAGCACCAGCCCAGTCGTAACCCATTGGATGCATGATAAAGCCATAGCGATACCATACGTTTGTTGAACCACCACCAGTGTATGAGGCTGCATCACGATCAACTTCAACAGGAGTTGGGACCGCAACAGGAGCAAAGGTGATTGATTCTGGCTTAACGATAAAGGTTGCCTTTGTTGATTGCCCATTAAGGTCGCCTGAAGCAGCGCCAGCAATCATTTGGTTTGCACGAGTCATGACGAGACGGAACTTACCACCAAAGATGGTTTGGAACTCAAGGTTGCCATCAGCTACGATTGTCTGATCGATAAGGTTAGCAGCACGCATTTCAGCCATCATCTCGGGTGAGGTGATGAGGTACATGAAGTCAGGCTCATAGTCTTTGAATGCCATGCCGACAGATTTGAAGAGACGCTCACCACGGGCAGCACCAGCAGCAGATGAATCAAAGAGACGGCGAGCATCGCTTGAACCAGTTGCAGCGGCACCAAATTCGCCAGCAGCGTTTACGTCAACGAAGAAACCAGTTGCAGCAGCATCAGCATCTGTATCAAAACCAACAATACCGCCATTACCTGCACCACCAAGATCACCAAGGGCAACTTCATGGGAGGCAACGCCCTTTAGAACTGAGAGAAGTGCATTATGCTCATCTTGACCGCGAACTTCAGCGAAGTCACGGGCAATCTTCTGAAGACCATCTTGCTTTGAGACAACTTCCTGTAGATTGACCTGCTGGGCACCGAAGGTACGGACAGTCTTGATGTAGTTAGCAACATCAGTTGAAATGTTGGTATAAGTACCAGCAGTTGAACTTGAAAGTGATGCAATATTGATGTTGGCTGAGAGAGGCTTGTACCAACGGAATTGGCCAATGAATGATTCACCATCAGCAGTAATATCGTTGCGTGAGCCTACGATGCCAGTTGAGTTTAGTTTCTTCTCAGAGGTATATGCTTCATCGGCATAAGCAGAAATTGCAAGGGCAATGTTCTGAAAATCTGTGTTTGTAATAGCCATTTTAGTATTCCTTTATAATAGGTAATTATCCATTAATATTTAAAATTGCCAAGTTTTCCCTTAGCAGCAAGAGCCAGAACCTCTTGAGTTGACATGTCACCAATCTTTTTAGGCTGACTAGTATCAGAGGCTCCCGCAGGATTTGACATTCCAGCGCCGCTATTTGACTTGGCACGGAATAGAAATGAATTGTTTTCGTCTTTAGAGTAAGATTCTACAAAGTCTTCGATAGACATACCAGACTTATGTGCCCATCTACCAGAATCATCTTGAATTAATTGATCAACAATATCACGATAGGCCATATCGCGACTACGCTCATTCTTAAATTCTAGCGTAGCTAGTTTAGAAGTTAACACTTGATCCCTTTTAAGCTTTACGTTTTCTTCTTCGTAAACTCTTAGTTTAGCCTCAAGTTCAGCATTTTTCATTTCGGCAAGTTCTTTAAGCTTACCTTCTTCTTCTAGCTGTTTCATCTTGGCTTCTTTTTGGGCCTTTTCTAGTTCTGCTGCCTTTTTTAGAGCCTCATCCCGCTCTTTAGCCATACGATTCATATTAGCTTTCATTTGGGCAAGACGGTCCTCTACAACTTTATTGATTGTAGCTTCGAGGTCATTATTATTGTTATTTGCATCAGTCCTAGTATTATTATCTACAGTATCATCTGTAGTGCTGTCATTATCGACTACTGTATCTTCACTCATATTATTTTTCCTTTAAGCACAGCTTAATCATTTAATTAAATTAAAGGGTTACAAACCCCATTGAATAAAATCCATTGGCTATTACAAATACCTTATGGACCGATTCCATACCAATCTTCATTTGGTCCGATTGGCTTTAGAATATCTTGTTTAGTTATCTTATTAGGCGGATCAATAAGACCCTGCCTTCTTGCTTCCTCTAAAAGTTCAATATAAACTTTATAAGGTAACCCCTCGTTATACATTTGCTTTAGCGTTTTTCTGACAGTATCGCCTTCTAAAGCTTCTGCGTAAATCTCTCTTAAAGCAGCTTTAGCCTGTCTAGCAACAGCTATGTTGGTAAAAAAGGCGTCATGAATTGTAGCCGTGTCAATATTATTTTTAGCACCCCATAAGTGGAATAGTCTAACTATTGCCGCATCATTAGCGTGGTTTCCATTAACACCAAGCCCAAGCCCTGCATCTGCGAGAGAAGATTTACCAAGAAGTTTTCCATCCTCGGCTTTACCCTCATAGATGTTCATTACTTTTCTGCCAGTAACGGGATCCGTAAATTCTATTCGCTCTTGTATACGAGGTCGGTATCTTTGGGTCATAATCTTTCCATCAAAAGTAACCCAAGGAATATCAACTTTTTTTGTACTTTCTAAGTATGCTTTACTTGCTTTTTTCCAAAACTTAACAAAGTTATCAGCAATAGGAGCGCGTTGTGAAAGGTTTTTAGACATAATTTTAGAAACTGCAGCAAACTCTTTAGGACCAATTAAACCTTTACGAGTATTGGTTAGTTTTCTAACAAAGTCTGCAACATCCACATGGATTTCTTCAGCTTCTTTAAGCAACATTCTACCAACAGGCTCATTTTTATTAATAACCTCTAGCAGTTCTTTTCTAAATGTAGTAAGTTCTTGTACAACTGTCTCAGCGCCTAACTTTTTTGCATCCTTAATCTTTTGATCAATAATTCTAAGATTAGGATTTAAATCATCCTTAGTTATAACAAGAAAATCTTTGCCTTCTAAAATACTTACTAACTTTTTAGACACGTTATTAGTTTTAGCGACTTGTCCTGCACCATAGAAATGGACCATGTTTTGTGCTTTAGCCGCCTTAGCTAGATCTTCCCATGTTAGTCCTGCATTTCTTAAGGCAGGAATTGCTAGAAATTCTGGATCATTAACAGTATCTATTGCTACTAGGTCATATAATCTGTTCTTCTGAGTTGTTGCAAGAACATTAGATGCTTCCGAGATAGATCGATCGCCAGTAGATAAACCAATAATCTGAGCGCCACTTGATGAGGCGTCATTTTCGATCATAAGTTTTGTTCTATATGTTGAAAGGTTTTCGGCAGTAAAACTACCATTAGTATGCCTATTAATTCTTGCATATTCTAAAGCTAGTCTGGCCATCTTAGATACTTCTTTCCCCTCTAGAGGTCGGATTAAGGGGTGTTCTAAAAACTCTCTAATTCTACGATCTCTTTGAGTAGTAGCAAGAAGTAGCTCGCCTAACTCAATAACCTTTTGTTCATTTCTCTGAAAGATTGCTCTACGACCTGCTTGTGTTAAAGCCTCTGTAGCAGGACCAATTATTGCCGCAGTTTGAATACGTAACTCGTCCAAAGCTTCTGGTGTCATATTGTATTCACGAGCAGAATTTAAGAAAGGTCTTGCAACCTCACCGCCAGTAGGTGTTAAATAACCACGATGATAAACACGACCACGAGAATCGATAAAGACAGTAGTCCTAAAGGGCTTTTGTCTTTGAGCATGATACTTAGCAGTAGCCATAAGGCCATAACCCTGTTCGCCTCTAGTTAGAATTTCATGTCTAAACTCGTTAATAGAGTCATAGTACTTGGTATTACCACGGGGGTCACGGAACCTTAAAACATCATCCATAAAGTTCACAAAGGTATTATCTACCTCATATTGAACTGCCATGACATGATTTAGCATACGAGAAAAATCAGCATCAATTTGTTTTTCATCAAATGTATCAAACTTGCTAGAAGAAATTAATGGTAGCCCCGTTTTGTTGCCTCTAGCATCAAATAAAACTTTGTTACCAGCCTTAACATATAAACGATCTCGTTCATTAACAACACCTAGCCGCCTTGCAATAACAGTCCTTCGTTCAGCCTCTTGTAGCTTTAAGAGTTCTTTATTAACTACAATAACCTCTCTGGAAATAGTATCACCCCAACCACCAGATGGACGACCAGTATCTAAATCAATTACACCTCTCCTGAGTTTACCGCGAAATTGAACACGGATTAAACCTTGATTTTTGAGAGACTCAAGGATTTTACTTCCTTCTGCATGATGATCTGCCAAAGTATGAGTAGTAAACGGAATGATATCTTTAAATTGTTTAGCAAAGGTCTTGCCGATATTAATAGCAAGGGCATCATAGTCTGTAGATTGACCGCTTGCAATTAGTTTTACAATGTTAGTTAAAGTGTCTAAAGCCTTATCATTAACAAGGGCATCAGAAGGCTTTTCTTTAAGATTTAAGAACTCTAAATCAACAATGTAGCGATACGACTCTCTGATTTTGGCAATTTGTTGCGTAATCCACGGATCACTAGGAGGCTTCTTCTCTTTAGCAATAAAGATATCGTAAGCTTTAGCGAATATCGGGAACTCTTTCCGAAGATTTTTAATAAACTTATCCTTAGAAGGGTACTTTTCAGTAAAAGAACTAAAGTATACTCTTAGTGGTGCCCTGCCTCTAAAGTATAAATTTCTAGCTAGAGATACGCCTTCTTTTGCTCGCCAATTATCAATAAATCGTTGATCATCTAGCAGCCTATTAGATAGTTCATCAAGGGAATAATACCTTCCCATGATCTGAACTTGAGGGGTTCCATCATCTTTAGTAAGATACCTAGCAAATAACTGATCTCGATCTCGTGCTCGGGTATCTAATAGCCGTGAAACGTTTTGAACAGAGAACCTATTTTCAGCCCTAATAACAGCAGCTAGATCGTCCCAAGGGGTCTTATCTTTAGCGTAGCGTTCTAGAACGATTCTTAAGTTCTCAACTACTACAGTCTGCTGATTAGTAGAAACCTTATCATCAAGCCTGAGAGTAACACCTTCAATAAAATTCTTTTGATCATCTGATAATAATTTTGATCGCTTCATAAAGTCAATTCTTTCTTGAAGCAAATTAAAATCTGGATCGTAAATATTATTGTTTTTGACT